GGCTTCCGCCCGCGTCGCTTAATTGCGGCTCCATGCATACTCTGCATCGAAAGGACGTCGATAGTTGCTAGAAACGAAGAAGCGGCAAGTTTTGGTATATGGCCGTAAGACCGTTTACCGGGCTTATAATCCCTTAACTGGGGTCGGTTCAACCTCAACCTATGCTTGCAACTTTGTTTTCTCGGAGCGATTGAAGTCTGAAGGTCACTTATGGCCTCCTCATCGGAAGTCATCTCGTGATCAGAAATTTAGTCGTTTTTGGTCTGAAGCTAGTAAGACCAAGAAGCGTAAGTACGCAAAAAAGTACTCATCACTTCTAGATCTATCTCGTGGACCAAATCCTAAACGTGTAATTCTCAAAGAAAAGTTACACGTCAAGATCGTTCGTGGATGGATCCACACAACGCGACTTAAGATCTCTGGTAGGCGTGCTCGTCGGATGATCCAACGATACTACGACCGCATGCTAAAACGGTACAACGATCCTCGGAAGGCTAAGCGTGCACTACGTCTTTATAAACGTGCCGTACGCTTTGACTCTCCCGGTAAACGTCGTAGAGCCCTCAGATTTGCATTACGCAGATACTGGGACTCTGTACGCTTTATTATCGGCGTTGGGCCTAAACCAGGTTCAGACTTAGGTGGAGATTTCTGTGTACAAAAGGTTATACCACCTGAAGAAGGTAAGTATTTCCATCTTGTATACAATCTCAACCAATATCAGCGCCAAGAGTTCGATGGGCATCAATACGCCTACGACTGGAGATTCTTACCTCTCGGTGATGAATCTTCCTATCTCAGTCCATCCACTAGCATCCAATTGGATGCTGCTGGTACGAACTTTATTAAGCGCGCGATACCTCTCAATCCGCTAGCAAACTTGGGTCAGTTCTTTGGTGAATTGCGTAAGGACGGCATACCATCCATTCCTCTTATAGAGTTATGGCGTGATAAGGCCGCATACTTTCGCGATCTTCAACGTCGAGCTGGTTCAGAATATCTGAACTACGCTTTCGGCTGGAGACCTTTCATCAATGACATCATCGAGTTCGCTAAGGTTGTTCCTTATGCTAACAAGCATCTTCACGAGCTAAACACGAATAGTGGTAAGCTAGTGAGGAGGCGTCGAAGTAACCCAACTATCGTGGAAGTTACCACAGAAGATCTCGGTAGCTCTTATGGAGCTATCGCAGCTGCTGGGTGCTTCCCCACGGCAGGGCGTCTATCTAGAGTTCGGACGACAAAAACCGATCGTTGGTTCTCAGGTGCTTTCACTTATTACTTGCCTGATTCCAATACGACTATTGGAAAGGCTCGTTTATATGAAGCATATGCGAACAAACTTTTCGGTCTTAGGATCGATCCCTTACTCTTATGGAAGCTTGCACCGTGGTCGTGGGCCGTTGATTGGTGGTTCAATATTGGGGATATTATCCACAATTGGTCCGCCTTTACTACCAACGACCTTGTCATGCAATATGGATACGTAATGGAGAAAATCCATCGCGAATCCACTTACACGTTGACCGGGCTGGGTGACTGTTATGGTCAGAAGCATACCCTCAGCCAGACTTGGCAATATATTACCAAGTCACGGCGGCGTGCGACACCTTTCGGCTTTGGCCTTAATCCAAGCAGTTTCACAACTGCTCAGTGGGCCATTATCGCTGCTCTTGGTATATCCAAAGCGCCTCGGTCCCTAGTTTACTAGGGTTATGATTACCTCCGCACTTCGGTGCTCCTGCTAAAAGGACTGGCTATGTTAGCCGACCCCCAGACTGTAACAATCAACTCCGTAGCGAATACGCTACCACGAACTGCTAGCGGCGTTAACGAAGGCATCTTCACTAAGGATGATGCTAACGTAAAACTAACCGTCAAGCATACATACGGGAAACGTACCCGACGTGTTGCGAGACTTGATTTTCGTAAGATCGCTGCTGATCCTCTTATCAGTGCGCAGAACATCGTTTATTCAATGGCTGCGTATCTGGTTGTTGACACTCCGGTTACCGGTTTTACCGTTGCCGAAGTTAAACAGATCGTTGACGCTCTTACTCTGTGGCTCACAACCTCCACTGGTGCCAACACCACGAAGGTGTTGGGTGGAGAGAGCTAGGAAGTCTATTGGGTCTTAGCATAGCCTTGGCATTCTGTCCCATCCCCATAGTGGAGTGGTAAGATGAAAAGGCTAATGTCCCTGATGCAGAATGTACTGGCAGACGCCAGTATATGGTGCCGCACAAGCTCCACTCGTGATTTTCTTACTATCACGAGACGTGTTGAAGATGAAGGGTTGTCATTTCTTACGATAACCCTACCTCAGTTTTGTCGTGACTTCGAAAGAAGTTTAGACAATAACCGAGTTGATCCATCAGCCTTCAAAGGTTTTTCAAAGGCTGGAGAGCTCCCTCGATTTCTCGGGGGTTTTCTCGATCTTATCTTCGACCGTAGGACTGGTATCCTACTTAGTGAAGCTTCTGCTGATGCAATCTTCTTTGTACGGCAGATTACTCTGCTGTTTAAGAAGATCAACGTTCCATGCTCCGATAGGAGAACGAAGCGTGCATTCGCAGATTACATTAAGTGTGAGAGTGAACTCAAAACATGGACCGAGTCAGCATGTCCGGATCAGATATCTGAATTTGGGCGTATTGCTGACGTGGTATGGTCTGAGGTGCTGGGTAGCATATCTTTTAGGTATGCTAACTCATTACCTTTACCAAAACATGGTCCCGGTTCAACAGCTGATAGACTTCTTGGAAACGAGAAGTTTTTTAAGCTTCATTGGACTGTCAAGTTAGAGCAGGAGTTTCCTTCTGCTGACTTCTTGATACCCAATTATGGGTATTTTGAAGCCCTTGAGTGTATTAAGTTTGCCGAACCTGGGAAGGAGATGCCCCTTCGGGTTATTTCCGTCCCTAAGACTTTGAAGTCTCCAAGGATAATTGCCATGGAGCCGAGCTGTAATCAATATATACAGCAAGGTCTCCTAGAGGATCTTATCCCGACTCTGGAAGAGTCAAGACTCTTACAGGGGTCACTTGGATTTTCAGATCAGTCGCCCAATCAGCGGCTCGCAAAACAAGGTTCTTTATGTGGCGATTTAGCCACTTTAGACCTGTCTGAAGCCAGTGATAGAGTTTCA